TTACTTAATCCAACTCTATATGAAAATCGTGCTACCTCAAGGAAAGCACGTTGCAACGTCTTAAACGGACGTAACGCAGAGTTACCTCTATTATCGTATGCATCCGATGCATCAAAGTCGTCGGGGTTGACGTATATAATACGACCAGTCCTCGACGTGATGATATTTTTAAGACGGGTTAGTGCCATTAATCTGTTCCTTCAGAGGTATTTATTGTGAAATTATTCCTTCGGTAGGTGAATAATAGGGTAATCTGATGATGCAGTTTCAAAACCTTGAACTACAACACTAACACCTGTACCTGATGCCCTTGCAATCAAATTCTGACCAGGACCAACGACAATTGCAGCATCACGTTGTTGTGTGTTTGCAGCAACATCTAAATCATAATGTAGATAATCTTGATCTTCAATTGCAGTAGCAGCAACAGTAATACCAGTAGTAACAGTATTAACATCAAATGTTAAGTTCGCTGCTCCACCAGCACCAAGAACTGAGTCAGCAATAGTAATAGTTTCAGAGTTAACAAACCCCTTACCACCATCTACTATAGTTACAGTAGCAGCACCAGAACCATCAACTACAACATTGAATGTTGCACCAGATCCACTGTTCTGTGCTGAGTATGCTACAGAAGTATATGTACCAGCAGTTCTACTACCATCTGCACCACTCTGAGAAGCAATGGTTAAAATCTTACCATCAACAACCTCTGTCAATACACGATTAGCAGCAATTTTAGTAGGAGTATCATATAACAAATCACCATTTGCAAATGCTTGAGATCCGTGCTGTAAAGATACCTTCAATAATGCAGTAGAAGCATCATAAGCATGTACATAACCATAAGGTCCAGCAGTTATACCACCTGATTGTACAGTTTGAGTACTACCACCAATGGTGAATGTATCAGCAACAGCAAATGGTTCTCCTTGCAAATCATAGATAAAGATCTCTTCATATGCAGGTGCCAATATTGTAGAAAATTCAAAACCCGCACCCTCGTCAGCAGCAGGACCACCAGCAGTACCAGCGTCACTATACGTATATAAGGTTGTAGGTATGTTATCATCAATAGTTATTTGAGAATAAGCACCCGCTTGACCAGCAGTACCAACTTTCTGAACACCAGTAGTAAATTCTGTACCAGTTGGGGAGTTTGCACCCTCTTCATTGTCACTGGAGAATTTCAATGGGTGACCAGCATTACTTGCATCAACCTGATCAAACTTATAAACACGCTCATTATTTAAAATGATTGGTTCAACGATCTCATGATCTGTAGCAGCAACACCAGTAGTTGATAGTACATAACTAGGTGTCACCTCAATACTCGATGCTGCAACTGTAAAGTTACAGGTTGCAGTTGCATTACTTGTACCAAAGGTAAGGTTTTCTCCCTCTGTGAAATAGTTCACGAGATAATCACCACCATCTGTAAGTACAGTAACAGCAGTAGTATTGTTATGGTCTACATCCGCAGTACCATACATACCACGTGTTACAGTTAAGTCATTACCATTAACATCTGTAATTTCTAAAATTTCATTTTCACATATAATAAATGCACCCGTAAGGAATCCCGTTGCATCTGTGATAGTTAGAGTTACATCACCAGCAGAATAAGTTGCACCTTCGTTAATTGTCGAAGCAGTTGCAGAAACGCTATATGCCTTTACAAATTCTCCTTCCTTAATTGCTCTAGCAGTGGTTGCATGTGCACCACGTGTTACAGTTAAAGTATTAGTAGTTGTGTTAATACCACTACCATCAATAGTAATAATTTCAGTGTCAGCAGCAGTCTTTAAACCAACAGTCAACTTCATTGCATCTGCAAGACCCGTGTTACGGGAAACCTTAATTGAAGTTGAACCTGAAGCAACGTCAGCAATCTCAACATGTGCTGTCTCAGTTGCAGCAAGATAACCACGATTAGTTGCAGTTAAACCTGAAGTTGCACCTGTTATGGTTTCTCCACCAACAGGAATACCAACAACACTATCAAGTACAAGATCAGATAGATCTACAAACTTAGTATAGTATGTAATAGTATCCGTGGGTTTAAATACGTCGAGAATTTTTGCCTGTGCACCATTATTAGAGGTGATCTGTGCACCAGGAATTGCTTCCTGATATGTAAATCCTGGACTGAGTTTTAGTTTATATCCACTAATAGGATTACCCTTTTGAAACTCATGGATGGAAGCAACACCACCATTAGAGTTCTCTTGGGGTCCCGATACTTGAAGAATTTGATCATAATCTCGGAGTGCGAGACGATAATCCAGCACACCTGCTGTGCGGTTGGCAGCAGTAACGAGCACACTTGCTGTGTGTTCAATATCTGCTGTATAAACCACTGTATTCGTAGTAGCGGCAAGATTTGTTGCTTTAAGTCTTCCTGCTGTCATTTGTTACCAACCTGCTTGGAAATAAGATTGTAGTCGTACTGAACCTGCTAATACAGGTGCAGCTAAAGGTCCACCGAAACTAATAGCAACGTCACTTATATTGTTCGTTGATAGTAGCGTTGCGTCTGCATTTGGAAACTGTATAGTTACCGCATCGGTGATATTACTTGCGTCAATCGTTACTCGACCATTAACCTCGGCAGGGTTATCAAAACTTGTGTTCTGTAAGATCTTGTTGTTGACTATTTGTGTTGCTTGTTCAGCAACCAAAACATTTGAGTTACCTCCATTATTTAGAGGATATGCAATACTTCCTTCTGGGAATGTATAGTCTAAAGTGGAGTTTGTATTTAAGTTTGTAAGATTAATATTAATCTTCTTAGTTACATCTGCTGTATCCTGTAAAACTGCACCAGCATATGCCTTGTTAGTTAATGTCTGTGTTGATGCTTCACCAACAACAATAACATTGAGGTCTGGCCACGTAACTGTTCTATCCTGTGTAATTAAACTTTGATCAAAGATAATTTTCTCAGTAGGATTATTAGGATCAGTTGATGGAGTTCCAGAGAACGTGGGGTTAACCATGTTCTTGTTACTAACATTCTGCTCTGTAATATCATCCAATAAAGTTGATTGAGTCTGAGCAGCACCGAAGTCAGGGAACTTGTAAGTATGTGTACCTGGTGCCTCCCATGAGTCAGTTTCAAACTTCGCTACTTTAGATGCGTTTGATGAACCAATGACCTGAAAGTCTTGGTCTTTAATCAAGATCGTCTTATTACTAATAGTCTGGACAGTATTGTCTGCTAAGAGAGTAGTAGATGTTAATGTACCAACATTCGGCATGTCGATACGACGTGTACCTGTCTGCGCAGATACAGTATCAGCATTAAAGTAGAACTTCTTACCTGGATTTTGTGCGCCTTGAACAATAGTATTCTGGTCTGTGAATTGTGAAACACCATTTACAGTAAAAAATCCAGATCCCTGTGGTGTGATCTGAAAATTAGAATTGGATGAAGCACTATCAATTACCCTTGCGGATACAGTACTAGATCCATCATTGTTCGCTGTTCTATCATAGTATACTGAAGAACTACCAAAAGTAATACCAAGTTCATTAACTGATGATTGGTATATTCCAGTGTCCCTGTCTAAATCAAAAGCCAAACCAGGGGCAGCAGCATCCCCTGCTGACACACCCCTGAACAATTGATTAACTTTTGCCTTTCTGTTAGGTATTAGGGGATCCGAGATAACTATAGGCATCACTGCCTCGCCTGTTACCAAATCATCCCCAATCGTATCTAACTGCGATATTCTTTTAGTTGCCACAGGTTACAGATATTATTCTACTGATTTATTTATACACGACTTTTCTTAAGATCGTTTGCTTTACGCATCCACTGATTAGTTGTGTAATCCTTCTCCGTAAGATTGTCTCCATAGTTGTTCAATTTGTTGTCATCTGCGTGATCAACTACAGGTGTCTCTGGCCAACGACCATTGTGTAGTGCAAATGCGACTGTATGGAATTGAATGTTACGCTGTACAATTTTACCCGAAAAAGTTTTTCCAGTTACCTGTACTGTACGATAGGTTTTCGCACCGTTCCAACCACCCTTAACTAGGTCACCATTCTTCTTGTAGATGTTACCACGACACTCAGCAGACTTACCCCACTTAGCAACGTATGAAGGTGGACCAATTTGCTCTACAGTTGCACGAAGGTCGTAGCGTTGTTGTAGATCTCTTACATCTAACTCTCTATACTTATTGATCTTCTTGAATACTCCTGCATCCTCAAGAAGTGCTCTGATGTCATAACCCGCTTCTTTTAGTTCTTTTGCGGATTCTACAAGAGTATTTACAGTTGGTGTCATGTCTTTAATTGATTTGATACTCATAGTATAATCGATTAGTTAAGACTATGCAACTTAAGTGGACAGTTCATCATCTGTCTTTTTCATATCATCAATAGTACGCTGATAATCATCAGCACTATCAATGATTGCCTTCTTAAGATCTTCTAGAGACCAAGGTTCATTCTCCTTTCCGTCTGAGGGGGTCGTTATGCTCATGCATTACCTTGTCAATTTTTCTTTCTATATCTATGAGACAGGATGCTATATTCTCAGCATTACCTGTATAGAACTCCTGCTCATAAGCAATTAGAGTCCAATGGAATTCATCATGATATGATATCTTGATATCAAGAGTTAAGTTCGGTTTCGAGTTCTCCAAGGGTTTCACGTACATAATTTTGAGTGCCAACTGGATCTATGAATTGATCTGGATCCGCAGGTAAGTCGGGTACCATTCCTATAGGTGGATTGACCTCCTGATTAGGAAGTGGCACCATCATTACCCTAGATCCATCCTCTCTAATAACTTTGATGGATGTTCCTCTCGTTACGAGATTTAGGCAAAACCCAAGGTTTTCTACCATTTCAGTTTCACTGACTTCTACTACATTATTCATTTGTATACAAAGCAAACATCTTCTTCTGGTAAACTATCCACAATGTTAGTAATTGTCTCCTGAAATCCTTCAGCACCCTCCTCATCGAATTTCCATTGGATTTGTTCCTCAATACCGTCACTGGCTAGCAGTGTCAGTTTACGTTGAGGGATATTTATCCAAACGTGTTCTAGAGTAGACTCACTGTCGGGCATAGATCAATCTCTGTTGTGGATCCAGTATACACTAATTTAGGAGTAATGGCAACCCATACACCTGATTTGGACCTACAGCACACCCAAATGCAGCAAATCCAGTATTGACTCCATAGGAGCAAAGTCCAGTGGTAGTCTGGTTTATGATGGCACCACTAGCACATGTTACAATTTCCCCGATACCCCCAGTAGGAGTGGATACGAATGTAAAATGAACGCCTGGTTGACCACCAGTCATAATATCTGCAAACGCAGTGGGCACTGTATTTGCTACTGACATACGTATATGTGCAGCAGGGACAGCACCAGTTCCAGGTTGGTCAGTTGTCACATCAACAATAGCACCCTTCACAATATTATATTGTCCTGATAGGGTACTCAACGCATCAAACAATGCAACAAACTCAAAACGACCACAGTTTAGGAATGATGTAATCCACTGTGCTTCATTAACAATCTCACCATCTGCACTATTAGTAATGTTATTACCTTCTATCTTAATCTGGTTACCATTCAACTTAAGGTTGGTAATAGCAGCAATATGAACTTGGTTACCCTGTATCCTAACGTCACCAGAATATGCTATATCATGGTCACCAGACTTACGATCACCAGAACGCTGCTCAGTATCATCTGTAGTTGCAGTCTGTAATGATGAATATTTCATCGGTGGACTTACCCTACCAGCACCCTCTGGAATAATAGGTTTAAGATTTGAATAAAATTCCTTGTCTTCCCTAAGAATCCTTTCTTCAAGTGATTCAATACGACTCTTATATGATGCTAGATCACTAAAACGAATCATTTCTGAACTGCTACTACTATCACTACTACTATCACTACTACCACCACTGGTTGATGCTCCAGAATCACCACTTAATGTAGCAGTATCCGATTTAGATGATCCAGATGCCTCTGCCTGTGGTCCATTACCTTGACTATTATTAATTGCACCTTCAACCTCTATATGCCAGTTACCATGAACCTTAAGATGATAATCACCTTCAACAGTATGAATTAAATTCTTCTTAATGTTTACAGCATAGTCACGAGAGATAATCTTTGTTTCATTATTAGGTATATTCTTATGAACATTACCTTGGTTATCTTGGAAACTTGATACACCACCTGGTCCTTGTTCAGCAAAAAACTCTCTACCTTTAGTAGCATTGTGTATGACACGACTACCATCAAGGAATGACTCTACTTGTGTTACACGTGTATTAATATTAGTAAATAGACTATCGATATAACCAGAAGCACTAGTTATAGTATTACCTATACCACCACTAGTACCACTACCTCCAGTGGATTCCTTCCACTTATCATAACTTTGAGGAAGTGCTCCACCAGTAATAAACTCGGTAACGTTTTCGCAATCAGTGGATCCTATTAATGGGAACCACTGTTTCGTTTTGGGACGTTTTATTTTCCTCCCGCAATCTTTCTTGAATAATGCTCCAAGAATTGCCATGATGATACCAAGAAGACTACCCCAATCTAGATTAGCAAAATCAACTTGGAATAATTTGTCAAGACTACCTGCTAATTTACCGATACCTTCAATTGCATTCTTAACTGCGGAGATACCAGCAACAACAGTTGCAGCAACGTCACGTACCTTAGCGATTGCACCACTTATCTCACCTAAAATTTTATCTGTTACACCCTGTACCTTAGAAGCAATTGTAGATACAACGTTGGTTATCTTTTGAGACACCATGCCTACGATCTGATCAGCAAATGCCGTGGCATCAGTCAATGCACTGGATACCAGACTCAACCATGCAGGGTGTGGCATACAGAACATATCCAATATCATCCCTATAAGACTCAATATTGCAGTGATTACACTAATAGGTATGAATTTTGATATTGCTTTAACTACTGCGTTTACAATCTTGACCATGACTTGTGCCAAGAATTCCTTCAAAGGTGCAAGAATAGCAGATATTGCTGAAGAAATATAATTAGCGATATTACCTAGATGTTCTAATATCTTATCACCATTAACCTTATGACCAGTAATCATGGAGATAAACTGACCATCACTTGCTGTTGCAAGACTTGCTGACATATTACCTAACTCGGTCAGCATACGAGTTAAACCTTTTTCAAACCCTCCTCCACCTGGACCTGCTGCACCATCTGCAACCTCTTGTGACTCAGTAGGTGGTTTAATTGGGTTAGTTACAGAGTTACCTGGAGTTATAATCTCAGCAGTACTTAATCCTGCACCCCTAGATTCCTCATCTCCACCTTGAGGTGTTGCTGGTGTCTGTGATTGATCTTTAACGAACTGACCACCACCATAATTCTTTTCTCCTGTTAACGTCTCTTGCTGTGGAGTGTTAGTAGCATGTTCCTCAGCATTTTTAATATCAGCAATAGTAGTTGCCTTTGTTGTTTCTGACGCTCCCTTCTCCTTTCCACTTGCGGATGATTGATCATCTGCCTGACGGAATCCACGGAATGAACCCATAACTACGGGTAGTTGTGCTTCTTCCCCGTCTAAGAAGAATCCTAAAACAAATGCACCAGGTTGTAGTTCTGTTGTTGAACCAGCGTTCTTGGTTTGTGGTTTATCAGTTGGGAGAAGAACAGTTGCCCAAGGCAAATTGTCTGTAGGTAATGTCTTAGTATATGAATCGGCACCATTATTTGAATTGGATCCAGTGTACCATCCAATAATACGAACTTTGATCCTACCCAAATGAGAAGGATCATCTATATTTTCAACTTCACCAATCCACCACGTGAATCCATCACGTCCAGCAAAGTCGGTTTTATATCCTTGAAATCCTTCCATTAATAATACAACCCTATCATTTATTTATTCGAGTAAACATGAACTCACCTTCTTCTTCAGATTTACCCCATTTAAATTCTTTAGTAACAAGATCAAGTCCAGTATCCCTAGATCTATACTCATCACCATTAAAACGAACGTGAGATTTAACCAGTGAATTATTTAGAATACAATCACGACTGGGTTCACCCCACCACCATCCATTATAGAATCCCCAATGCCAATCACATGCATGTTCGCCTGTTAATGTATTGAGTGAAGTAGTGTGACAGTTACCCTCCTCATCATATCTATACGACAAATGAAAGACCCCATATGGATCCTCTTCTCCCTTATATTTGTACCATGATTTGAGTTCTACTATACCATCTTCAACTAAAGAATTTTTAATGATGATGTGTGGCCAAAGAGAAGGATTACTCTGTGCCTGTTTCTTGTTCTCGTAATTCCCCTGAATCATCAGGTGGAATTGGTCGCATTGTGTAGTCATACCAACCTGTTGCTATTATCTTAGTTTCATTAGGTGCAGGTATTCCCTGATGAAAGTGTGTCCAATCTGCTGGCCAAAGTATTGTTAAACCTTTAACTGGTTTTATCTTTGCTTCCTGTGTTGGAAAATATGTATATCCTCCTTCATCTACTGTATTTAAATAAGTCATCCATGCCATTACTCTTTGAGCAACCTCATATTGACTTGCCATCTTTTCAGTATGCATCTGGAAGAAACCTCCACCAGGTTCATACTTCTGAACATTAAAAGGTGAGATAAGATCCCAAGAGATCTTACCAAAGAAAGGATATCTATCAATATATTGTACCGTAACTTCGCCCAATTGGTCAAGATAGTCCTGTACTCTCTTATCCTTTAAGTGTACAGGAATAGTCATATCTGTGGAATCTTTTATCTTCTTATCAACTCCATGCCCACAGGATCCTGGTTCTCTCAGTAAATAATCACAGGTATCAAAAAAGTCCACGAGACCATCGCAGACTTCTTCAGGAATTTTAGCACCCGCAATAAAACTCTTGGGTGCATCTACTTCAATAAGATCCATAATAAACAAATAAACTAATCGTCGTAAACTCTACATTCCTCAGCATCAGGATGATTATCACAATATATCTCTAGGTGTTGATCTTGATGTCTTGTGTGCCAATCATTAATAGCACCATCATTTCTATCAACTTCTTCACCCTTATGATATTCCTCATAATAGGCATGTGATGATTCTAAATCTGCCTTAGTGTACTCCATCTTACCATGATTAATATGTTCCTTGCCATCTTTGGGATCAAGGTAGACCTCATGGTCTAGATCGTGCTTAATATCTGACATAGAATTAATTAAGTGTAATGATATTTAGTATTATACTCTAACACTATCCCTTGTGAGTTGCAATGTTGTGGATACACCATCTTTCTGCCAAACATGAGAGCAACCAGCAACCAAATACTTACCAGAGTATGTCTTATCTTCTTCAACTTTACCATTATCAGATCTACCTAGAGGTATCGATACATCAATAACATCTCCTGCTGCAATACCAGTATTGCCTGGTACCTCAATCTGTAATGATATTGCTCTTATCATCTGATACCTTGCCATAGCATATGTACCAACCTCTAAAGTATCCATATCTGCTGTTCCTGCTCCAGCATTAGGATCACCAGCAGGTTTTCCTTTAACTTGTTTTTGATCCTTCAAACCTGGAAGTATCCTCATCTTATTACGAGTTGGGAAATACTCCTCATACTCCTGTAAATGTGGTAATGGATTTCCTTTTTCAAGAGTATCCATCTTTCTAAACTGTTGTGATAATTTTGATTCACGGGGTCCAGTTATTGTACCTCCTCCACCACCAGAGGTATCCATTGCAATTGCTGAACGTGTCATCGCTGGTAGCATAATGCCAGCAGTCACATTCTTAATAACACCTGTTCTCAACTTCTCTAGAATATTAGTACGATCAGGGAATGAAATATTGTTTATAAGATAATAATTCCTTTCAGTAACACTCTGAGATACGTTCGATTGTTCAAATGTATATTGCCACCTTGCCGCTTGAGAACATAGTAAATCAATACTTCTAAAATTGAATCCATACTTACTCTCATAGAATATAAATCCTGATTGCTTCTTCGAACCTTGACCAGAATTAGTCCTTGTTACCTTATCACAAACATAGTTAATAAAATCAACAGGTCTCCAATTAGGAGAAACGAAATTAATATTAGAACATGCTTCTAATGCCCCTGCGTGTTTGATTTTATTTTCTCCATGTAACTTATTTTTGATTGCCCATTTAACTATACCATCCTTCTGTGCTTTACCATCGCCAGCAGGACCAAATGTGCCGAAAATTCTATTTACCTCATTGTTGAATGACTCTGTACTAACACAGTTCAACGTATAGGCACAAGTTCTTTCAGTCTTTACAACACTACTTATCTTAAATATCTGTCCTTCCCATTTGAGTTCTTGACCTTTCGCTGCATCTGTGAGGAGATTCAAATGAACAATCTCTCCACCACGTAACACATTAAGGAAGTCAACTGATTCAATAATTGATATATCCAATCTACAGAATGGTGCATCAATTGACTCATACCATATAAATTCTGCTGCTACTTGTCGTAGATCAAAACTATTTTTAGAATCCTTCTTAAATCTTGCTGCTATGTCACCAGTAGCCTGACGGTTAGTACCACTAGGAATGGTAACCGTAAGATCTTTAAGTTCATAATCTCTTGCTTGCTGTGACATATTAAGTTAGCATTGCTGCTGGAGTTTGATTTTCATTCATAAGACCAAATCTAGGTAGCATATAATCTGCTGCTGCCTGTTTTTTCCTTGGAAGACCTATGAGTTGTGGTTTACCACCACCTCCTCCACCTGCTACTCCTTGATTAACAGTTGGTAGTTCTTGGACAGATACCGCTGCATTTGATGCTGCGTTCTCTACTCTCTCATCTTGTGTTTGTTGTGATTGATTCATCCTATCACCAACACCTGTATTATTTGTTGGTGGATTGAAATTCATGTAATCAGCACCATGAGATTTACCTTTTATTAGATTAATAATTGTATCTGCACGACGACCAACCTGATTAGCCCACTGACTATCCCTAAGTTCTTCACCTGCTTGGTTATAATTACCTTCTGCAAATGCTTTTTTAAATTTAGGGAACCCATCTGCCCACGCTGGTCCCATATTAAATGTGAGATCAATTAGTGCTGCTTTTTGTGCTTCACTTGCACTCTTCCATCCTTTGATTCTCTCTGCTGCTTTCCTATGATGTGCAAAATCTTTATCAAATATTTTATCTGCTTGTTGCTTAGTTATAGTATCAGAAATAGACTCATTATTCTTAATTAAATGTCCATACCCTATAGTAGGAAATCCCTCAGTGTCAGTATACTTCTGAAGACGTAACCCCTCATGGAGTTTAACCATCTCTTTAGCAAATCCAAACTGTCCACCTTCTTCAAAACCAGGAAGTTTATATCCTGCTAATGCTGCTTCCTTCATTCTCTTTCCAGTTAAGGAAGGATCCTTTCTAGTTGCAGGTGTATCAAACGGTATAACAAACCCACCCTTACTCATCTGAGCAACATATTCTAGACCATGACCAATGAAATCTGTACCTCTACCATCTAAAGATACAGCATAACCTTCTTGAGGACCATTAATCCATCCCCCTGCTGCTAGTGCTGCTACAGCAGTTGCAGTCATAAGTCTTCCACCTTTTGCCTTACCATCACCATCACCATCCTGTACAGTATCAGGTTTACTTGCTGTTTCCTCACCTTTTATTGCTGCCATTACACGCTTTACTGCGTCAAACATTTTAAAAAACGGCATAAGATAAATCTCCAATCCAGTCTGAACTAAATTTTTAAGTTTGTTAATGTATGGTGATAAGAAATCTTTAATAGTGGTGAATATCTCTCCAAAGAATCCAAAAGTTGCATCCAATTGTTTCTTAAAGAATCCAATCACCTTACCAAATATTGCCTTGATCTGATCAAACATCCCAAGGATGGGTTTCATAATGAAATCAAATCCTTTCTTCAGTGTAGCACCAATTCCTCCACCCTTTGCTTTCTTACTACCTTCCTCAGCATCCTTTGCAACTCTTGCTTTAATATCTTGAGCAGTGGTCTCTACAAATTCTTTGTTATCACCCATATTAGGTGTTTCCGTATCCATAAATTGACTAAGATCTACATCTTTTTCTCCTGAAAGAAAATCAAGATCACTTCCTTCTGGTTCTTCTTCCTCTTCACCACGATTCATTAATTTATTAACACCCCATGCTGTAGCAGCAATACCACCCATTATCAATGCTGCTTTAGGATTCTTAACTGCAAATTTACCAACCTTGAACAACCCTTTCGCTGCTATCTTACCTAGGTTGAATATAAACTTACCTAAACCTTTCAGTAAATTCAGTACAGGTTTAAGTACCGCTTTTGGTTTAGTAATTAATGCAAACAACCCTGCCTTTATTAACGCAGGACCAGCAAATATACCACCCAGAACCATAAAGAATTTGAATAATCCAAATATCCCTTTAAAGGACTTAGGATTCTCCATGAAATCACTAACACCACCAAGTGCAACACCAGTTAACCAACTAGCAATCTTAAATATAAATTTACCAATCTTAGCGATGGATTCAACCATCTTCTGAACTTTTTCTGGGTTCTTCGATATCCAATCAAGTGCTGCGTATCCTACTAATTTAAAGAAGAAGGCACCTAACTTCTGTAGGAATCCCATTATACCTTGACCAACCTTCCCTGCTACGAAACCAGCAACATATCCAGTTCTCTTTGCAAAGAGGTTAGCACCCTCCATCTTTGCTTCTGCATCATCATCTGCCTTTCTACCTAATGCTTTTTCTTTTTCTCTCTTATCATCTCTTTCTCTCTGTGCTTGATCATTAACTACTTTATCCTGTGCATTAGCAATCTTATCCTGTTGCTGTATCTGAAGATTAATAGATTCCTTGAAAGAACTATTCATACTCTCCATCATAAGTGCCATGCTATTCATGGTGGCACCAAGACGGTTCAATGCAAATGACATCTGCTTGAATCCAGAGTTTGCACTAGTAACAATCTGTTTAGTGTCAGACTGACCAAGCTTACGACTTTCAATTCCCTTAAAGGAAACCATCTTATAAAGTCTTGCTTTCGATTCTTTATTTGGTGCAGTTTTCGCCATTAACAGTTAACAGTAGCAGATGGGTTAGGTGACATAACAAGAACTTCGGATGTGGATTGTGATGCAGTCTGTTCTCTAATTCTTTGTATTAGTATTGCTGCACTACCATTATCGAGTTGACGATCAAATTTCCTAGCAGTACTACTAGTAGATAGTGATGATACATTGTTATTTATTGAGGGTGAACCAGTAATAGAACGAGACCACTGTTTAATGTGCGTAGGAACCTCTACATCAACTTCTGGACGTGGTGTTGATGGCATTATTACCATTTTCTCTATAAACTCAGTTACAGATGCAGAGCTCTGCTTTAGTTTTTCAAGAGAGGTCTTAATTTTTGTGTTATTAAACCCTTTAACTTTTAATTGACCAGTCTTAGAATCAAGATGTACAAGAGTTCTATCTGTATTAGATCTTACAAACTCGTCAGCTCTACGTTCTGCTGTTAATTCTTTTGCCTTACTATCATCAAATACTGCATCAGGAATATTTACCTTACCTTGAGTAATATCTTCTACAGTAATATTCGCTGGTGCTTTAGGATGATTAATAATATCTTGGTGATTCTCAACCATGATATCCATATCTACTGATCCTATCTTCTCCTTAAAGAATGATTTAATTATAGTATGTTGTTCAGATACCTTATCAACAAAATTATCAAATTCATTTACTTTATAAACGAATTGAGGTGGTAATATTTTACCTACTGTATCATTTATTAACTTACCACCTTCAGACTTCTCTTCTTTCTTACCAAACCAATTTAAAGGATTGACTGCATTTAATACCTTACCTGTTTTCTCCTTTACTCCTCCTGCGAAATTCATTACTGCCCTAGCACCATTCACAATTTTCATGACACCTTTCACAATAACATCTACAGCAGTATCAGCTATAAACTCCACAAATGGTTTAATGTAATCAAGACCTTTCTGTATTATGTCAACGAACATGAAGACGAAATCCAATGCAGGTTTCATCATCTTAATTTGAATATTTACTATCTTCTTAATTAAACCTTGTACAAATTCTCTCATCTTTCCTAAGAAAGTAAAGAACCCTTTAAATGCACCTTCAATGATGGGACCAAGTTTTTCACCTACCCATCCACCTACCCACTCACCAACTATACTACCCAATATAGGTGCAAAAGGACCAATGAATGGACCTAAGAAGGCAGTAGCAATTGCTGCACCTGCTAAACCACCTGCTGCTTTACCAGCACCAAGACCAATCGCTTGTGCATTAGTTTTACCTGCTGCAATTGCGTCTTGATATGCACTAACACCAGAGAATATAGCACCAACACCAGCACCAATCTTTGCAAACTTAGTAAGACCTTTTAATTTACCTAACTTACCTATCTTCGAAGTTAACTTCCTAGTATTCTTACCAAGTCTTTTTGTTGCTTGACTAAACCTATTATTCCTTATCTTACCACCAAATCTATTTCTAGACGCATTTTTACCATAACGTCTCTGATATCTCTTTCTTGCATTCTTACTAGAATTTCTAGTTCTTTGATTTCTATTAGGTCTCTGATTAGGACCACCATCTTCACCCTGATCACGTAATGCTGTGAATAGATTAGATAATCTCTGAAAATCTCCAACCAACTTCCAAGGCATGAATATCCTTGAAGCAGCCCATAGTCCACCTAATCCTCCAATTAATTGGAGTACACCCTTAACCCCTGAGAACATCTTCTCAATAAGGTTTCTCTTGGGATCCAGTATATCCCCAAAGGATGTTAATGAATCACCTATTCCACCAATCCCCCATGAGAGGATTTTCATTCCAAATCTAGCCCATCCAGCAAAGAACTTAATAACGTTCTCTACTTTTTCTGGATTCTTTGATATCCAATCAAGAGTTGTAAATAAAAATAACCCTGCTGCCAACCCTCTTAAGGGTTTAAGTATTGCACCAATGAATCTAAATAGACCTAAAAATTTAGATAACTTACCTTCCTTTTCCTTATCTACTGCCTCCTGTGCTGCTTTCTCCTCTTCGGGAGTCATCTTTGTTTCTTGAAGATCTTCAGCAGCATCATCCTGTTTCCTGTTGAGAAGTTTTTCCTCAACCCTCTTCCTCTGATGGTAACGCTTCTCTGCTTCTTTAGCAGTATTATTAATTACCTTTACTCTATCATCTGTATGCTCTTGTAGGTATTCCGATTGAAACTCATGCAACGTATGAATACTTTTAGTTGAATTCGCAATGCCTGTAAGAGAAATACCTAGGTTATTTACTTGCTTAACATTAGTCACAAACCCACTAGAAAACCCCTTCCCTTGAGGGAGTTTTACTGGTTGGTATTTGTAGACTGATAGTTTTGCCATTTATAGTGATTTTCGTTCCTGTGCTTTTTGTCTCTTCTCTTCCTCTTGCAAATGTGCAAGGAGTAGATTCACATAAACATCACGTTCCCAAGGTATCATATTTTCCAGTTCTGTTAAACTGTACTTATGATGTTGCATTAGTGCGAAATTCACCTTAAACATATTCATAAGGGAATCATGCATGAGTGCTATCCGAAAAAAGCAGCAAGTCCTTCCAGTGGAATAGTACTTTCTACATTAGTTTTAGGATTAGTCACAACCAAATCATGTTTAAGTTTTGGTATAGTATCAAAGAACTTCTGTACTTGTTGGAATTGATCCGAGTTTAGATCACCAATAAAGTCTAATGCTTCCTTTAAAGTGAAAGAATCAAACACTTCATCAGCATCATATACTTTATCAATACACTGAGCAGCAAGTTTAAACATATCCTCGATATTAGGATCATCCCGTAAGTTTTGATCAATGAATAGATCCAATGATGGATACTTCATGACAAGACCAACAGATTCGTTTAGTTTAATATCTTTGGTATGTTCCTCATCCTCATGTATCTCTATCTGTTCTAGAGGTAACTTAACATCAACAGTTGTTTTATTGTCATCTGGGCAAGTTACGGTAAACTCACTGATCTCACCAACTGCTTTTGCTCGGATACGAAGGAATAAGTATTCAATCTCAAAAGTTGGAATTTTGTTCAAATTCGCTTTTAGATCCGTGCAATTTTTAATAATAGTCTTTACTGCGTTAACCATTTCTTTCTCTTTTTGAGATTCCATAGCTAAGTACAATAATTTCTCCTCCTTAACAAGAAAAGGTCTATACTTGACCTTTAAGTTCGATACAGGTAATTCGCATTCGTATTCAGGTATCGCTAACTTTGGTAATGCCATAATTTAACATAGTATTGTAGTTATTTAGTAGGTTCAACCCAAGTGGTTATGATGTACTTATCTCCGTTCTTTGGTTGTATACCACGATGGATAAAATTCCATGTTGCAGGAACAAAAGTTAATCTACCACGTTTAGGTTTTATCTTGGTGCCATCTATTAATTCCGTCTCACCATCTTCAAAATTATCATTTAAATACCATATACAAAGTATTTGTCTATCACCTGCTGCATCATGATGCCAATGATAATAATCATCATCAGATCTATACTTCTTTATATTAAATCCAGTATTATTCATACCATGTTGAAATAGTCCAGTAAAGTACTGTCTAATATGACTAAGATAGGATCCCAAATGGTTATCTAAAGAACCATATAAAACATCATCCTCATCTCGCCAGTCATCCTTATTGGTAACATAGAGTTCAGTACACTTCTTTAATTCTGGGATAACTAGATCGTCTCCATTGACACGATACATACCCTGAGTTTGCCTTGTATCATACTCATACTTATCAATAACTTGCTTACAAAATGATTCAGTAAGGACATTATCTATAGAATATACAAAATCAGAAAATTTCTCAATCTTCTTCACATTATCAAATTCCGTAATCATTTACCTCCGCTTGATCTGCTCTTCCTGCTCCAAGACCCAAATTCTCTAAAACTTGGTTTCTAGGACTGAAATCTATTATCCTATCTGACTGACCATGACCAAATCCAACATCACTCATAACCTGATCAAAACGATATCTCTCATATGCCCACTCAATATCCATCTTCATTAAAGTTGTTTGTTCATTATTTAAGTTCATCACACTGATATTAGTTGGGAAAGCACCATATAAATTCCAAACACCCGTTACTCTATTCAATCTACTTCTAGGTTTTGGAGTATTCTTCGAACTACTATCCTGATAAACTATATTACTACCCAATTCCCACTTCTGTATAATGAGATTAGTAGTATATTGATCATAAAATGCTGTTCTATTCTCTTGATCACCTGCCATCTCATTCATCCAATGTTCAAAGACATGTCTTAAATATAGATCTTTAGATACAAGGAATGAAATAGTAATAGGACTATTAACCTGTCCAGTTGCATACTTCCTCTGCATACCAAAATCTTTAACTTCCGCAGTAGTTACCTGTCTACTAGGTACAGTTACATCATCTGCTGCGAAATTCACATATTCATACCACTTACGCCACTGATATACTTCATTATCTCGAAGAATAGCGGGAAAACCCGAAAATACGGAATATAGATTAGATCTAGCGGGTTCCGCACCTCCAGTGCGAACCCAATCCATAAATTCTGTAAATGAATTTGGGGTTGTAAAAGCCATTATGTACGACTCCAGATGTGACTACTAGGTACCTCCATCCATCTACCAACAACGCTCATTACGAACTGTTCCAATGGTAATGGGATTATGTCGGTAAATTCTTCTCTTGGCACCACTTTAATATTTGTAGCATTAGACATAAAGTATTTATGATGGCACTGCAAAGGATATTGTCTACCACCCAAAGCCCATGATTTACCAACTGCTCTTCTCATCTCTGGTCTTAAATAATGGAGATTACCACCTTGAAATTGGAGATTTTGCATATCTCTATCATATATTTGAACCATAGGATACTGGTCATACCAAGGTAACTTATCTGGTGATGTTGCTGCACCATAATTGAAGAATATAATATCACCAGATAGGAAACCACCAGTATAGTCCTGTAACCCATAAAACATTTGTGAGCGATACCAGTCTTTTGACTGTGATGATCCTCCTGCAAGATCTTTTACATCCTGAAATATACTCATACCTTTAATTCTTTTTCTGTGAGTATCATAAATTCCATTTTGCGGTCTCTACAGTATTCCCGTGCTGCTTTCCACTTAGCAACGTTAACCCCATATGTTCTTACCTCAGTAAGATACCTCGATCCCTTACGACGTTTCGGTTGTTGAGTTTGAGCATAAGGTTTGACCTCAATGACTCTTTTCTTGGATCTTCCTGTTGTACTCCTCGACTCGACATAGAAATCAGGGAAATAGCGATGAGGACGACGATCCACGGGACTAATATAGGGAATAATAATTTCTTCACTTGACCACTTAATAACGTTTACATTTTTATCACACCAGTTCATGAACTTTAATTCCCACAAACTCCTATAAATAATATTTGTAGGATCACCTTTATACTTTTTAGGGTATGATGGTTTGAATTTTCCTTTATAGCCTTTTTTCATGGCATTTGTATTCCCAAGAATAAAACCACTTGGAACCTCATCTGAAGGTTCGCGGAAGAGTATTGGTCGAAAATCCAGTTATCCAACTGAATCGATGGACTACCTAAAGATCGATATTTTCGATTCTAAGAAGAATAATCCATATAACTATGTAGGAGCAAATGCTGGAACTGGACGTTCTGCTGGTGTATCTAAAGACTCGATATTCCTGTACCTACCAGGTAATTTATCAGAAGTCTATACAACAAGATATAACCAACAAACTGCACTTGGTGCTGCTGGTGTTGCTGGTATTGGTGCTGCTGCTGCTGGAACTTTGAATGGAGTTGGGAATACCATATCGGATGCTGCAACACAGATTAAAACAAACCTCGCTGCACAAATTGCTGCTGAAGCAGTGAATATATCAAACCTCGGAAATACGAATTTAAGTGCTAATGATTTTGCTGCCTTAACTAAAAAGGCAATAATGAACCCATATGAAGAAACCACATTTCAAGGTACAGACTATAGGAATCATTCATTTGACTTTAAATTAGTACCAAAAGGTATGGAAGATGTTGGTATAATTACAAACATTATCCAGAAATTACGTACATCGATGCTACCTGGCAAAAACTCAAGTAGTGGTCTTGATGCAAGTACAAATGATATATTTTCACAAATTGAATCAGGTGGTAGTGGTAGAGGTGATCGTTGGTTAACAATACCCGACTTCTTTCATCTAAGTATCGTTAGGTATAAGGGTTCAGCAGAGAGAATAAACGAAAGTATGTCTAGACCTGAAACCCTAGGATTTATAATGCAATTTCCAACAAAATGCGTTCTATCATCAATGAACGTGAATCTAACTCCAGATGGTCAACTATCAACTCTAAGAAATGGTGCCACTGGTGATAATGATCAAACTGATTATGGTCCTAATGCATATAACCTATCATTGACATTCAATGAAACCGCATTCCTCACAAAAGACATGTTTCAAGGATAATGAGTAAGTATTTTTCCTATCTACCAAACGTATATGTACGCCTTGACAGTATCCGAAAGCAAGGTGTAGATCCATATGTTCAAGCAAAGAACATCTTCAGAAGAATTAAAATTCGATCTGACTTACAGGGTGCTGCTCTTGGATTTCAGCAATATTCAATCGGTGCTAATGAAAGACCTGATGAAGTTGCACAAAAAGCATATGGGGATCCAACCCTAGATTGGGTTATATTAATATCTAACAATATTATCAACATATACAATGAATGGCCAATGCATGAGGGAGAACTCATGGATTATTGTGCCAAGAAATACAACGAGGCAGGTGGGATACACCATTATGAGACCTTAGAACTAAAAAACCCACAAGGGGATATTGTAGTTCAAGAAGGATGGGAAGTAAATCACAATTACACCTATACTGATTGGGAGAACATAACTCACACAGATTTGGTAATGCCAATATCTAATTATCAGCACGAAATCACTCAAAATGACTATAAGCGCAATATATACTTATTAAAACCTGCCTACTTAACTGACTTTATTGCTGAATTTCAAAGTTTAGTCGAATATCTTCCAAATGAGGAAATTGACGAAAATGAGTTGAAAAAGACTTTTGCAGTTATTGACGAAAATTACCTTACTGCGAAAACCACTTATACTAGCGATATCGGTAGAACTGCTATTACCAAAAAAGCAGCAATGCAAGATTTCGCTGATAGAGTGTTTGCAGTCACCGCTGCGTCTTCTGACGCTGCTATCGCTGCCGCATCAAGTAACACTAACACATCAACTAACGACTCTGGAGTTGTGGCAGGTACACAAGATTCAAGTTCGACATCAACTACATCATCAAGTTCATCATCCAGTAGCGGATACTAATGACAAAAAAACCATTACACAGATTACCTCTAGATGATTGGTTTGATGATGTCCCACACCCTTATGATACATGGCCAATGGCAACTAACGATAAAAAATCAAGAAAAGACGAAATTGAAGATATACACCAAGAGACGAAAATCCATGAAAAGATGTATATACTAGCAACAAAAAAACACTCACCTTGGAAAGGTGGTGGATCTGAGAATTTTCAAGAAAAACCCTAAAGACAAAAAAATACCCCGATTTTTTTTCGGGGCATTCTGGGAATCAAAGTTCGAATAATATACAAGTTACCGATAACATGGTGCTGGTCTTCTTTCAGTCCAACGCCTGACCCAACCAGGTCTCCACCTTCCTGATCTGCTGTAGTCACCAGCAATATACTCCTCGTGTTCTATGATCTCTACGCAATACATGCGACTGGGATCTGGTCTCCAATGTTTGTATGGTCTTCTATGACGAGGGTAACGGTGGACATGTACCTCCTCAGTAAACGGCTCCCAGAACTCAGCCCATGTCAGTGCTGATGCTGGTGCAGCAACGCTGGTGGAAAGAATTAGTGGGAGCAGTAACCATTTCATAATTTAGAGTTCTTTAGCTAGGTCTTCAAAGTAAGATAGATCGGGATCATCTGACTGTACTGATTCTACACGATTACCAAACCCACTTGGTACACTACCTGTGACAGTTTGTGTAGTGGTTTCTGGAAGAACTGCTTCCTCCTCTTCATTAAATGTTGCGACTTTACGCTTGTTTAATACAAGATTTAATCGTGTCTCTAACTGTTCATATGACTTGAAGTTAGAACTATCAGTAAACTCAGTAAGAGAATACTCTTTGTTATAGACTTCTTCAAGTGCTGCATCATCTAATCCTGCGAGTACAGCAGGTGCAGAAAACTCAGACTTATCATAGTTCCAGAAACCTGCAACCTTAGTAATCTTCAGTTTAAAATCAGCACCCTTCCATAGGTCGAAAGGATTGATGGGTGTCTCATCCTCAAATTGAGGTTGAGCAGCAGCAACAATCTTGTCATGGATCTTCTTACCATACTTGTAGAGGAAGACTTTGCCTTCGTTCTCTGGATGGAGAGGATCCTTAACAACAAATATGTTACTGTAGTAAGAAAGCTTACGCTTCTGCTTACGTGCGACATCTTTGTCGGCATCTGCACCTGAGTTCCATAGTTGACGGTTCAACTCACCAACTGGATCTTTCTGACCCAATGTAGTAAGACTATTCTCGATGTACCATCCACCTGGTCCTTGGAATGCATGAGACCAAACTTGTGCCCAAGGTAGGTCACTGTTTGTCTCAGGGAGAAATCTAATAACAGCATAACCGTTACCAGACTTATCAACTTCTGGTTTCCAGAAGCGTTCATCTACCTTAGCACCAGCAGGTTTGTTTAACTTCTCGATAGCAGTGCTAAGAGAAGCGAAAGAAGATCCACTGGACTTCTTTAAAGTGGCAAATGACATAGTTTGTATTCCTCGTATTGAATGTGTTTGTATTTTGTTACTGGATTATAGTAACATACTATTTAGTCGGTGTCAACGACTCCTTCTTCTCTCATGATATCATTCTTCCACTGCTTTAATTTATCTTCCATCGTGTTTAGGACATAAGTGAGATCCATACCACTAGAATACATCTGTGATACATCATCAATCCTCTGCTTTACATCAGCAACAGTCTGATCATTAGCGTGATCCGTATCCTCTTGAACAAAGGTAGATGCCAAAGATAATCTAGCATAAAATATTTTCTGTTTAGCAATCAACTCAAGTGTTTTATTAATATGATCCAACCTTTCATGAGGTTTAAATCCTGCTAACTTATTACTCATCTTGAGTAGTTCAGTGTATGTCTCTTGTATATCTTCAAGCTCATCTCTTACTACTTCTGAGTTGAAGAACTCCTCTTGGTTCATAGTGGTAAAACCCCTCTACTTGTACGTTTAATATAATTTAATTGTTGAGCATTATATTTGATCTTATCCTTTAATGGTTTAGAGATCAACTTACTTACTGTTTCAACTTCAATTTCAAACTCATCACAGACGGATGTAACTGCTTCTATGTAGTTAACAAGACCGTTAGATTCCTTCACAACTGATTCAACTAAGGCAGAAAACTTTGCCTGAGTCATAAACTTTTCTTCAATTTCTTTCACGCTGTCCCTCCTGAATTGCCCATGTTTCCAATGAATCCATACGATACTGTTCGATCCAATCAAGAAGCATATTCATGTAGGGAACTTTGTCATAACGTTGTTCAACTTGTATTTGTCCATCCTCTGCAACAGATAAGGTAACAAGTTTATCAACCTCAATACCTGTGCGTTCATAGTACATGTAAGCATACGCTGCTTCCTGTACAAAATACTTCTCCAACCACTCAACTTTCTTTAGTTTAGTTGTTGTTTTGAAGTCAATTATAGCAAGCTCCCCATCAAACTCACCAATGCAATCAACCCTGCCAGCAAGACCCAAATTGCAAGAGTAAAGAGGGGTTTCAAGGCAGTTAATAGTACCAATACGATCAAGAGTCGCACGACTAGCCCGAAAAAGGTAAGTGGGAAAACCCTCGCTCTTCTCAACTTTCTCCAGTTCATTGTTTAAATAGTCCTCTACAAGATTGTGGTACTGTGTACCTCTCCAAGAAGCAGCATGTCTGATCTTCTCTGCTTCAGCATAACCTACTCTCTGTTCCCACTTAGCGATCCCCTCCTTACCTTGATGACCTGTGACTGTAGTAACACTAGGAGCCCAGTGACCATCAGGTAATTTATAAAATCTACCGTGAGGTAGGGTACGAGATTCAAGATCTACGATGTCAACAGGTGTTTCTAGATGTACAAATGGCATAATAAAAATTACATTCCTTGATTGATTTTAGCAATCAGATATTCTTTAACGAAACCGCTTCGAACGATATCGCTGATTTCAAATTCAACTACGTCAACTGAAGGCATAGTCTGCATGATCTTCATGAAGTCTAGCACACCAGTTCTCTCATTAGTTTTAATAAGGTCAGACTGAGTGTAGTCTCCAGAGAAAATGATCTTAGAGTCCTGTCCTACACGAGTAGTGATTGAATCTAACTCGTGGAAGTTGAGGTTGGAGAACTCATCCACTATAATGATACAGTTATCCATAGTGCAACCACGGATAAAGGAAGTACTCCAGAAGGAAATGGTCTCCTGTGACTTTAGATTGTCATAGAGTGCTTCGAAAGCATTATCATCAGGCATACTGAACATGAACTTAACCATGTTCTTGTATGGTATCTGATATAAATTTGACTTGTCCTCGTGGTCACCTGGTAGGAAACCAATCTCTCTAGTAGGTACAAGAGAGCGAACCATATACACTTTATCATAAGGTGTAGATTCGTCAAGCACTTCTTTCAATGCAAGGTAAAGACTAATGAATGTCTTACCTGTACCTGCAGTACCATGAAGAATTAAATTCTTACCTTCCTTAAAAGATTCAAACACTGACTCTTGATTAGGAGTCAATGGTTTAATTACCTTTAGTTGGTCAGTATTAATTGCTTTTTTTCTTCTTTGATATGCGGGAACCTTTCTCCCATTGGTACTGTTACCATTTCTTTTCTTTGCTGGCATGATTTAAGTATACCTCGATAGGTTAGCTCTAGGATGAGCATCCTGAATCTTAGACATCACATCTTTAAATCCATCGGACTGTTTAGGTTTACCATACATGTGACCACCAATTCCTGCTTGCCAGTCCTTATCCCAATCGGGATTATCCTTACGCCATTGGTCATAGGATGCGACTGACATGGAGAGTTCTTTTTTCTCTCCAGTGGTATTATTTATTACTGGGTATGTCGGCATGAGGTTCGTCAAAAAGTACGGTTTCTATGTAATGATCAGCCCACTGTGGTGTGAACCAACTGGATAATACATTAGAAGTTTTTCTATTCTTCTTCTGGCACTTACAGTACCAGATTTGATCATCCAATCTCTTCATCTCATTGATCCAATTGCTATCAGGTTTAGCAACCTTAATAGCAGAAGTATAGATCTTTAGATATTGTAGCACAACTTCATGGAATTGTCGCATTTCTTTGTCGTCTCTAAGACGTACAAACTTCATCTGCGATGAGAATATCTCCTCACCCCAGAGTGGTAGCACACGATGTTCCTTGAAGCTATACTTGTTACTGATCTTGTTTATATCTGAGTGTATTGATTCACTACCATGAACAGGTGATACATCAACGATTGCTGCTGTACACATGGTGGGAGTGGCAATAATATCTGCACCAAAGATAGGTAAATTATATTTAGGATCAGGAAACCAAACACAATGAAGCACATCTAGTTTACCTGTCTTGCAGATCTCTAGATGTGCTTTACGTATTCCATCACACTTATACATCTCATTAAAGATGTATATATTATCTCTCTTAGTTTCCTTATGGATAACAGGGAACTCATTGTCTCCTGACTCCTCAAGACCTGGCAAATCCTCCCAACCATGACGGATTAATATTGCTAGTTCTTTAACGATGTTAATCAATTCTCAAACAGGGTTGTGTATCACCCCAATCAGATGTGGGATAGTTACAATCACAATCATCAGCGTCAGGACACCAGTCTAATGCCTTAGAGATGATTGGGAAGTTGCATATGAAATGGTCACGACATAGGTTTGCTATGTCCATGTGCTCCTTCTGTGTGCCATTGGCAGTGCGTAATTGTATGTAGTGCATCCATGATCTCACAGAACCAGACATATAGATACGAGTAGGAGTAGCCAAGGGGAGCACAAATCT